GACAAACCCTATGTATTCTGTAGCTTTACCTAAAGCTGTAACAAGTATTGTGAATGCTTAATTAGTTTAAGTATTGTACTAAAATAAGAAGGAGCACCCAAATCAGGGTGCTTTTTTATTTTATGTATCTTTGTGTAAAGATTTTCAAATGATAAATTCTGTAAGAAATACTGTGCTTGCTATTATCAACAAGAATAACTATGGATATATATCTCCTAGTGATTTTAATTTGTTTGCCAAACAAGCACAATTAGATTTGTTTGATGAATATTTTATAAACTATAATCAACAAATTAATGAGGAAAATGCAAGGATTTCAGGGACAGGTTATGCTGATATAAGACTTGGTTATGAAGAAGTGATTGATAGTTTTTCTGTTACAAAAACTTTAGTACAAAATTCAAACAACATATATTATCTTCCTAGTCAAACAACGACTGGTGATGATTATTATTTATTAAACAAAGTTCTGTGTTACCAGGGTGGTGTCCTCAAAGGTCAAGCAGAAAAAGTTAGTATTAATAAAATAGATTTGTTAAATAAATCTCTTTTAACATCTCCGTCATCTCAATATCCAGCATATACTCAAAAGGAAGATTCTATAACTATTTTTCCTACCACATTTAATGGAGCTTTAGATATTCAAGGTACATACGTTCGTTATCCATTAGACCCCAAATGGACTTTTGTTACTTTATATAATGGTGAACCTTTGTTTGACCAAACTCAAGCTGATTATCAAGATTTTGAATTACCAATTGATGACTTAAATAATTTAGTAGCAAGAATACTACAATACTCTGGTATATCAATAAGAGAAGCTGATGTGTTTCAGTTTGGACAAGTAGAAGAGCAACANCAAAATCAAACTAATACATAATTATGGCATATATNAATCAANGAAAATATTANACTAATGATGGNGNNGNNCCNACAGATACTAATTGGGGTTCTTATCAATACGTAAGTTTGGATAACATAATGACTAATTTTGAATTGATGTATGATGGAAATCATTCGTTAGTTAATAATGAAAATAGATATAAGATATTATTTCACGCAAAGAGAGCAATTCAAGAGTTAAACTACGATGCTTTTAAAGAAATAAAAGCATTAGAATTAACAGTATACGATGACTTGCGTTTTGTTTTACCATCGGATTATGTAAACTGGGTAAAGCTTTATTTGTTTCAAGGTAATACCTTGAGAGAATTAACTGAAAATATTCAAGTACAATCTTCCATTCAATACCTTCAAAACTCTACTGCTGTTTTTGGGTATGATGGAAATAATAATGTATCAACTATAGAGTCTACATTAGATTCATCGAGAACAGCGGGTTCTTTAAATAGTATTTATTTGAATCAAAACAATGAAGCTGACGAGAACGGCAACTGTGTTGATTGTGAGGGCGACATATACAATTCTCGTATCGGAGCTAGATATGGTTTAAATACAGAAACAGCCAACATTAATCCTACTTTTACTATTGATAAAAAAGCTGGTGTTATTAATTTTGATTCAACTATGGCCAATAGACAATGTGTGTTACAATACATATCTGATGGAATGGAAAATGGTGATGACTCACAAATAAGTGTAAATAAATTATTTGAAGATTACATTTATGCTTATATACAATATGCTATATTAAATAGTAAATTTGGAGTGCAAGAGTATATTATTAATAGAGCTAGAAAAAATAAACAAGCTTTATTAAGAAATGCTAAAATCAGATTAAGTAACATTCACCCTAGTAGATTGTTGATGAATCTAAGAGGTGAAGATAAGTGGATAAAATAAAATGGCAAACATTCAAAGAAATTTTGTAGCTGGGCGTATGAATAAGAGCCTTGACGAAAGGCTTATACCAAACGGAGAGTATATAGATGCTTTGAATGTTAGACTTGGTTCTACCGAAGAATCAGAAATAGGGGCTGTTGAAAATGCTAAGGGAAATGTACAGGTTACTAGACTTCAATATATAGACGGTACTGCATTAAGCAGCTCTGCGAGATGTATTGGTGTTTTTGAAGATGGTGCAAATGAAACTATATATTGGTTTGTTCATGACCCCGCATTTACTGTAGGAGCAACTGGTAAATTAGATTTAATTGTTTCTTATAATGTTATAACAGGCTCTCTTATTTATCACGTCCTAAGTATTAATGCTGGTGATAATACAAATACTACTTTAAATTTTAATCCTAATTTTTTAATTACAGCAGTAAATAAAATAGATAATTTATTATTATTTACAGATAATTTAAATGCTCCGAGGGTAATTAATATTGATTTTAATTACCAAGACCCATTTAATAATATAGACCAGTTTACTAATAATGATATTTTAGTAATAAAAGCACCTCCAGTTGCAGCTCCAACTTTAAATTTATTAACAACCACACTAGAAGACTTTTTTTTAGAAGATAATTTTATTTGTTTTGCTTATAGATATAAATATGCTAATAATGAATATTCAGCAATATCTCAGTTTAGTGAACCAGCTTTTCAACCAAGTTTTTTTGAATTTTCAGCAAATAGTTTTTTAAACGAGGGAATGGTAAACTCTAAATCTGGAGTTCAAATTACATATAACACAGGAAGTTCATTAGTAATCGGTATAGATTTATTGTTTAAAGAGGCTAACGACCCTACTATAAAAATAATTGAAAGAATAAATAAATCACCATTAGGACCACATAACACTAATGCAACTTATGTTTTTACAAACAGTAAAATATTTACTGTTCTTCCTGAAAGTGAAATATTAAGATTATATGATAATGTTCCAAGACAAGCTAAGGCTCAAACTTTAATGGGCAATAGATTAATTTATGGTAATTATACAGAGGGATATAACTTAATTGATATAAATAATCAACCACTAAATTTACAATACACAGTTGCATTAGACACTAAAAATGCTGCAGGAGTTACTTTGAATTCTTCTAATTCATTAGCATTTAATTATACAGCTTTTAGTAATACTCAAAACGTAAATAACGCTGGTTTTACTTTTGATTTAGGAGGATATGAAAGTAAATTAATTCAAGGAGCAAGTTTAAATCTTTCTTTTACCTATCAACATTTATCTTACAATGGAGCAGACACTCCAAATCTACTACAAGGAGATACCCAGGTTAATTTTCAGTATGTTTTAGTTGAAAACTATACTACAGTTTCAGCTCTATATAATAGCTCAGATTTCCAATCTAAACTGGGTTTAATAAGTTCTGCTATTCAGACTGTAGCAGATGCTCAAAATGGTTTAGGTGCAACATTAACAGATGCGTTTAATTTTTCTTTATTATCAACTTTAACCGGGGGATTTGAGTACTCTTTAAATCAAACAGGATTAACGTCAAGCACAAGCTCAGTTCCTCCATCCACCAATAAAGGTGAACCAATCGCTTCAACATTAAACGGAACTCAAATAGAGCTAAAATTTCCTGTAGCTCAATATATTCAAACATCACCTGGAACAACCAATTTAATTGTATCATATAATATTTTTACTTCTGTTGTCGCTACATTACAAGATACTGCAGATTCACAAAGCTTGCATAGTAATAGAGGTTATGAATTAGGTATAGTATACATGGATGAATATAACAGGGCTTCGACAGCTTTAGTTAGCAATAATAATACTGTAAATATTCCATGCAGAAATTCTAATACTTTAAATAAAATTATTGCCACAATACCAACTACTCAAAGAGCTCCTGCTTGGGCTACAAGATATAAGTTTGTATTAAAACCTGATAGAACTACTTATGAGACTATATACTCAAGCATATTTATTAATGACCCAAATTCTAATAATACATATTTATTATTAGAAGGAGATAATATTGCTAAAGTTGAAGAAGGCGACAGATTAATTGTAAAAAGAGATGTTGATGGAGTTTCACAATCTTGTATATATGCTACTGTTTTAGAAAAAACCACAGAGTCTGCAGATTTTATAAAACCTAGTAGCGGAAATCCTGTGCCCGGTGGAACTTATATGAAAATGTCTACGCCTGATTTTTCAGCTGTAGAAAGTTCATCAGATGTTATAAATTTTGGTTTAGTTAGAGCCGCTGCTATTAAAAGAGACCGCTATCCAGTAGCTTATTATAAATTCTATACTTCAGAAACAGACTCGGCTTCTTCTGTAACAACAAACACTAATTATAATGTTCCTATAGGAACTAGGATTATAATGAAAATAGAGCAAGAAAGAAAAGGAACAGGTGGGAGCTGTGAAGAAAGAACTAGTGTTTTAGAAAAAACATTTGTATCTGACAATACTTATTCCGATATGTATGC